GCATAATCTTCTGATAAATATCTATTACTTTTTTCATCAATAATACAGTCAAAAAGTGCATAACAATTGTCACTTGAAAATCTATCTCCATTTATTATTTGATCAGATGTATATTTAAGATTAGGGTAAGCTTCTATCATTTTATAAAATACTTCTTTTTTAATACACATAAAGCCTGTCGCTGCGTCTAATACTTCAGTAAATCCATTTTTAACTTCTATATTTAATGGATTTGCAAAATTTAAATTATATCCTAAAGCTTTTTGTTCTAAATTTTCATAATCTTTTTTCTCAGCGTGAGATTTAACTGTATTCCAATCTATAGATTTTCTAGGGTATATTCCACAAGCTACATCGTAATCGCTTTCTAATAATCTCATTATAGATTCTCCACCAAAACCTATATCACTATCTATAAACATTAAATGTGTAAATTTATTTGGATCTTTTTTATCAGCGTCAAGAAATTGAGTTACTAAAGTATTTCTAGCTCTAGTAATTAAACTTTCATTACCCATAGTATTTAAATGTAACTGTATTCCTTTTTTATTAGCTTCAGTTACTGCATTTAAAATACCGTGTAAATATGATTCTGTTAATTGACCGCCATAGCAAGGAGTTGCGATCATAACTCCTAATTTTTTTTGATTTATCATGTAGACACTGTAACACTTCCTAAAGCAGTTTGTAACAAATTTGTGCTTGCTTGTGCGACACCTACATTAGATACTGCACCTGATGTAGAAGGATATATTAAAGTAATTTGATTAGGAACACCTCCAGTAGCTGATAAATTAGCTTGAGGTCTTGCATCTTGTAAAGATTGCGCATCTGTAAAATATGTTAAATCTAATTGTGGTTGTTTTTTTTCAAACTCTGAAGTATGTACTAAACTTCCATTCCATTCAAATACCATTTCATTATATGGAAATTCTAAACCAGAACGATCAGAGATAGCTCTAGCATATTTACCACCAGAAAATTTTTGATGTGGTGCTCTATGAGGTTTATTACTTCTATCAGCAAATCTTGGCATTAGTTATAATAACTCGTACTAGGTAAAATTCTAGTAGAAGGTGAGTCATCTCCTGCAATTAATCTTTCGTAAGCTTGTTCGTAATCTAATTTTAATTCAGCTCTAGTTGCTTGATCTATACCAGTTCTTTTTTTAGACATATAATAAGCTAAACCTGCACACATACATTCAAAAGCTCTAAATGGTATATCAATATTTTGTTCTACTCCATTTACAGTAGAAGCTGTAATATCTTGTATTTTTCTCATTCGATAATATCTTAATGTGTAAGCTTGGTCAGGTGTTGGATAAATTTTTACTACAGGTGTATTTAATCTTTGTAAATAAAATTGTGTAGGTCTTGATTGAGAAGTTTTATTTGATATAGCAGCATAATCGTTTATACCTAAACGTGTCATTGAATATTCAGTATTACTATCTAAAATATTAGCATTAATAATATCAACTGTATCATAGTCTAAAGTATATTCATTAGTACCTTGAGTTAATGATAAATCTTTTAATTCAACTGTCCATTGATTGTAACCACGATTAGCCCAATCACTAAACATAATATTTAAACTACGTCTAGCTGATCTTACATCATATCCTAAAATAGGATCTCCTCCTATTCTATCAAAAGCTTCTTGTATAACATCATTAACAGTTAAGTTAAATGTTGCTGTTCCTGAAGTTGCCATTATGCAAAGAAACAAGTTACAGCACTTGCACCATTTGCAGAAATATTAACTTTTAAATTAGTTCCAAATTTTACACCTTCATCTGGTAAACTTATGTTAATAGGTCCACTATCAGCACTAGCACCTGTTGATACAACGAATTTAGTAGTAGCGTCATCTACAAAAGTAACAGTTCCAGCAACAGCACTAGGCGTAATGATGAAAGCTTTTAATCTTGTAGGTCCAGCAAATACCGCAACGTTAGAACCTTGAGTGGTTACACTGTTTGCAAATATATCAGATCCTGCCATATTTTCCTCCTTAAGCTAATCCTTGTTTTTTTAATTCTTCATATAATAACGCAATTCTGTCTTTTGGGCTAGTTGTTTGTTGCGTTATAAATGGTTTTACATAATCAGTCGCCATTATTTTTTGAAAATCAATTGGTTTATTCAAATCTAAACTACTTACTGTATCTCTAAAAGGAGATTGTCCAGTTCCTAATGGTGTTTGTTCTGAAAATTTATCTAATACTTTTTCTATATCAGCTAGTTTTTCATCTAACTGTTTTTCTTTACCTTCTTCTTCTTTTTTAGCAGATTCAGCTTTTAAAATTTCTTCAATACTTTCAGTTCCTGGTAAATCTTCAGTTTTACCAATTTCTTCTTGTTCTTTAGTAGGTTTATATTCTTCTTTAGCTTTTTCTACTTCATAAATTTTTTCTGCTGTAGTTCTAGTATCTTTATCTTCGTTTTTACCGAAAATATTTCTAAGAGCTTCTCCTGCAGATGTTATTTTTTCGAACATTATATCTCCTATAAAGAGGGTCTTCTAAGAAGACCCCCTTAATTCAATATTAACTTAAATTGTTGTTTTGTAAATACATTACAGTAACAGTTGCGGCACCAACAGTACCATCATCATTACCTGCAGTGTAAGTAGCAACAACATTTGCGTCAGTTGTACCAATATCAGTAGCTTCAGTATCTAAAGTACCTCTAGTAGTACCAGTAGCTAAAACGTTTGCAGTTGCAATAAACGCATCAGCATCAGTAGCTGTACCTACGCTAACAGTAGCACTTACACTATCATTAGCAGCAGTTGTTACGTTTAAAATAACATCTACAATTTGTGAATTAGCTGGAACAGTTGCACAAGTTGTACTTGCGTTAGCTCCAATAATGTCAATTACAGCAGATTGTGCCATAACGACTTGACCAGTATTTTTAATATCAGATCCTAAAGTAGTACCAGTAGTTTCTTTAATAGTACCAGCTTTAATTGGTCCTGAAAATGTAGTTGTTCCCATAGTCTACCTCCTTAGTAGTCTTCTTACGAAGTCATGGATTAAATACTAGGCGTATTGCTACGCCTAGTAAGATTATATTATTATGCAGCTCCTTCTGAACCGTAGATAGTTCTCCAGTCAGTGAAACCGAAAGAGTATCTTTCTCTAACTTTGTATCTTAGATTACCAGATTCAAAATCGCCTTCAACAGCTTTTTTCATTGGTGATCTTACAAAGTGTTTCATTCCATCAGGACAATCAGTCATAATGAAGTATTGATCTGGATCAGTTAATCTTTGATTAACTACTACGCCTCCAGGAATCATACCCATATTTCTCATTGCATTGATATCATTGTCTGCAGTTCCCGGTCTTAAATTAGACTTAAGGATTCTTTCAGCAATGAACACCAATTGAGGTGGAACGATTAGCTTTTGTCCAGATAATGCAATTGGTATACTTCTGTCATCAACTGCAGTTGAGATTTGGATCAGTAACTGCTCAAGAGAAGTTTCTGATAAATCTGCCGCTGTAGATAATGTGTTAGAAGCAGTACCGCCGCCACCTAGTGGGTGAGAAGCAGACAATAAAGCCACGCCATCGCCACCTACTGAAGTAGTAGTTGCATTGTTCAAGATGTTAGCACCTTTGATTTCTTTAGTGTGTTGCATTGATCTTGCTAAAGCTCTAGCATATTTTGCACCTAAAGATCCGTATAGACCATCTTCTTCAGCTTCCTCTGTAATAGCGAATGCTAAAGCAACAGTTTCATGTACGTATCTAGATACAAATCCTTCTCTGCCAGATTCATAAGATATTGCAGCACCTTCTGCTTTCGTAGGTGCAGCACCGAAGCCGATCATTTGTACATCTTCTTCGAATGCTTTTTGTGACTGCTCGATAGAGTAGATTGATCTCCATTGTTCTGGATATCTGTCATACTCCATACCAAACACGGTATTTAAACCAAGATTGAGCTGTTTGGTAAATAGTGCTCTATTTAGTGCCATAATTCAATCTCCTTTTATTATACACCAGCTCCAGCAGCACCTACACCGTATAATGATTTATTAATAACCACTTCTACTTTTGCGTCTGCGCCTGCAGCATTGTTTGGTTCATCAACTAATCTTAATATTCTTAAAACTTTAGATGTAGTAGCTAATGTACTAATATCTAATTCGTCTGTAGAATATCCGAATGTTGAATTGTACGTTCCAATAGTAACGTTTGCTAACTCACCAACGTTGGCTGCAGCAAAAGTACCATTACATTGTACTTTATATGTTATGTTTGGATCATCATATACAAGTGCTTTCACAGTTGTGTTTGCTTTCACATCTGTATTTGCGTTCCAAACTTTAGAGAACTTGACGTCTCCTGTAGAGTTTTCAATGTATTCAACTCCATAGAATACACCTAAAGCATTTCCTCCAGCTGTTCCTCTTATTACAGTACCGTCTGTAGTCATAGTAACTAAGTCGCCACTTGCAATATTAGTGCCGTAAGAGTTTGCAATAGGATATTCTTGGGGTCTGATAACTCCACCAGTTAAGTGTCTCAAAGGTATAAAACCTTGAGGGGCATTTACATTTGCCATAGTTATAACCTCCTAGTTATAGTTGCGTTTTACTCTTTAAAGCCGCCTCTAGTAACTTCACTCTTAAAGGTCTT